TTCCAAGGTGGATTTGATGGTATGAGTCCAGCAAGAGAAATCGCATTAGGTTCTTCAATCTCTGCGGGTAACTCTCAAGGATTTGATTTATCATCAACTGCAGCAGATGGATACACTGCTTATTCAAGATGTTTAAATGCACTTTCTAACGCAGATGAGTGGGATATCAGTATGTTAGTAACACCTGGTGTTATAAGAAGTAAACACTCAGGAGTTGTAACTAAAGCAACTGATATCGTTGAAGCAAGACAAGATGCATTCTACATCGCAGATTTCGTTGGTGAAAATGATACTATATCACAAGTAACAACACAAGCAAACGCAGTAGATTCTAACTATGTAGGTACATACTATCCATGGGTTAGAACAGTAGATACAAACACTAACAAATTAGTAAGTGTACCACCTTCAGTATTACTACCGGCAGTATATGCAGCTAACGATGCTATTGCAGCAGAGTGGTTTGCACCAGCAGGTTTGAATAGAGGTGGAATTGTAGGAGCAGCAAGTGTGGTAAATAGATTAACACACTCTGAGAGAGATACCTTATATGAAAACAAAGTAAACCCAATCGCAACATTCCCTGGACAAGGTATTGTGGCATTCGGGCAGAAAACATTGCAAGATAAGGCATCTGCTTTAGATAGAATCAATGTAAGAAGATTACTAATCACTGTGAAGAAGTTCATCGCATCTACTTCTCGATACTTAGTGTTTGAGCAAAATACCGCAACAACTAGAGGTAGATTTATCAACACTGTACAACCTTATTTAGAGGGTATCCAACAAAGACAAGGATTGTACGCATTCAAAGTAGTTATGGATGAAACTAACAACACACCTGATGTGGTTGATAGAAACATTTTAGCTGGACAGATATTCCTACAACCCGCTAAGACCGCTGAATTCATTGTAATTGATTTCAACATCTTACCAACTGGAGCATCGTTCTCAGCATAAAACAAAAAAATGAATAACTAATATTTATTAGTATAAAAGGGAAAATAAAAAATGGCAGAAGTATTAGAATTTAACGAAATGTTCTTCACCAACTTCGAACCGAAGATGAAGAATCGCTATATTATGGAGATTGATGGTATTCAATCATACTTAATCAAAACAGCGGCAAGACCATCTATCAATTTCGAAACTGTGAAGTTGGACCACATCAACACTTATAGAAAATTACAAGGTAAGGGTGAGTGGCAGGATATCACAATCACATTGTATGACCCAATTGTACCTTCAGGTGCACAACAGGTGATGGAATGGGTAAGATTGGGATATGAATCTTTAACGGGTAGAAAGGGATATGCAGATTTCTACAAAAAAGATATCGATTTCTATATGTTAGGGCCTGTTGGAGATAAAATCGAACAATGGAAACTAAAAGGAGCATTTATCCAAGCAGCTAACTTCAATGACTTAGATTTCTCATCTAATGACCCTGCCGATATTGAATTAACGCTTTCGTATGATTACGCAATATTAGAATTTTAAGATATTATCCACTACTATCTATAAATTGAAGAAGGTTCTCTTAGTGAGAACCTTTTTTCGTTTTACAACTTTTTTATTTTGATATACTTATATATACAAACAAATAAAGGTTAATTATGAACGAAAATAAATTCGAATTCCCAACTGAGGTAGTGGACTTACCATCAAAGGGATTACTTTACCCAGAAGGACACCCTTTGAGAAAGGGAAACATTGAGATTAAGTATATGACTGCAAGAGAAGAAGATATTCTTGCATCTCAATCTTTAATCAAAAAAGGTGTAGTATTGGATAAGTTGTTTGAATCAGTAGTTGTAGAACCAAATTTAGATATTAATGATATCTTCATTGGTGATAAAAATGCTATTCTTTTAGCAACAAGAGTAATGGGTTATGGGGCAGATTATGAAGTAGAGATAACTGACCCATCTACATTAGAACCACAAAAAGTAATTATTGATTTATCTAAAGTAAAAACCAAAGATTTTAATGAAGAAATCTTAAATGGTGATAACTTATATAAATTTACTTTACCTAAGAGTGGAGCTGAATTAGAATTCAAACTTCTTACACATGGTGATGAGTTAGAAATCACAAAAGAAAATCAAGCATTAGCTAGATTATACAAAGGAAAAGGTGATACATCATTTGATGTAACTACTCGTTTAAAATATATGATTCAATCAGTAAATGGTAACTCTGATAGGGGTTATATTACTAAATGGGTTCAAAATTCATTCTTAGCATTAGATACAAAAGCATTCAGAAAATTTGTAAAAGAGTTAAGTCCTGATATGGATTTAACATTCAACTTTGTTTCAGAGTTGACGGGTGAAGAGGAGGCACTCGACATCCCGTTTGGGGTTTCGTTTTTTTACCCTTCCGAATGATTATAGTATCCAACTTCATAACCAAATTTGGGAACTTATTCAGTTTGGTAATGGATTTACTTGGAGAGATGTTTACTTCATGCCAATACAATGGAGAAAGTTCTATTTCAACAAATTAGCTGATTTAAAAAAGAAAGAAGCCGAAGAGTACAAAAAAGCTGAGAGAAAGTCAAAAGTGAGGGTTAGGAAATAATCTTCACTTTTTTTTTATCCAATATTTATAGATGTATAATTATGGGAAAAAAATTATGAAAAAGAAAAACATAAACGAAGGACCGATAGCTAAATTTATTGGCGGTTTTCTTGATAGTATCCATAAAGGAACTCAAAAAAGATTTATGGATAGAGCATCTTCAAGACTAAAAAATCCAGAAGTTTCTAAAAGAATGTTAAAAATAGATAAAGAAATTAAGGATTTAGAGGATTTTATTAAAACTCTATAATATAATATTCTAAATGGCTGAGAACAATAATCTTTTAAAAGAAAAGACTCAACTTGTTGCCAATCTCAAAAAAATGCAAAGTGAGATGGGTAAGAGCGAGGCACGTCTTACAGACGAATATAGTACTCAGTTAAAAAGATTAAAGGAAATTACAAAAGAACTTCAACGAATAACTTCCGAAACCAAAAAAAATACTGGATTTAGTTCATCACTCGCATCTGAATTGGGTGGAATATATTCAATTTTAGATAAATCTTTAGAAAAACAAGATAAAACATTTGGATCTGTAGTTCAAAAAATAGTAGACTTAAAAACCGGTACTAAGGAAGGCTTAAACAAACCTAATGAATTAGCAGAAAAACAAATTGGAAAGATTCGAGATGCATATTCTTTGGTAGCACAAGCTCAGAATGAACTAGCACAAACATCTTTAGATGATATTGAAAAAAGAGCAGAATTAAATGACCAAATATCTATTGGACAAGAATTAATAAAAGCAGAAGTTGATGCATTGGATAAAAGAACTACGCTTGGAAAAGAATTTATGTCTATCCAACCCGAGTTAAATGCTGAAATGGAGAGGAGAAATACTATCGCTCAAAAATATAGTGTTTTAACTGAAAATGAAAAGAAAACTTTAAAATCTCAACTTGAAGTTTTTAAGGAAATGACTAAAAAGTTAGAGGCATTTGAGGAAACTGTAATTACATATCTGAAAAGACCTTTAACCGCAATTGGAGCATTGGTTTTTGCTGGTGGTCAATTTGTTGATAAATTAGCTAAGGTAAATAAAGAGTTAGGGTATGGATTTACTCTACTAAATAAAACAACAGCATCAGCCACTTTATTAGGTTCTGTATTTGATGATACAGGCGGTACAGTAAAATCATTAGCTAAGGAATTCGGTGGAGTAGATGCAGCAACTTTAAGTGCACAAACTAACATTGGATTGATATCCGAAAATATGGGTATCTCAAATACTGAAGCAGTTTCACTTGCTGGTTCATTTTCAAGATTAAATGGTGGTTCAAAGGATATGTCATTTGATATGGTGAAAACCAGTCAAGAATTTGCAAAACAAAATAAAATTATACCATCAGCTTTAATGTCTGAGTTAGCTGCATCTACTGAAGAGTTTGCACTTTATGGTAAAGATGGTGGAGAAAATATTCTAAGAGCAGCGGGATATGCTAAGAAATTGGGCGTTAATATGTCTACTCTTAGTGGTATTGCTGATAATCTATTAGATTTTGAAACATCAATTACCAACGAATTGGAGTTAGGTGCTATGTTGGGTAGAAATATCAATTTAGATAGAGCCAGAGCATTGGCATTTGAAGGTAAAATTGAAGAAGCTACAAAAGAAACACTAAATGCATTGGGTGGTATTGAGGCATTTAATAAAATGGACCCTATTGCTAAAAAGAAAACTGCAGATTTATTAGGAGTTAGTGTTGCTGAGTTAAGTAAAATGACAAATAAGCAAGAAAAGGCTAATTCATTAGGGGCTGTTTTAAACGAAAGATTTTCTACTGCAGGTGAAGCTTTAGATGTGGGATTAAACAAATACTTAGGTACGGGTTTAAAAGGATTGGGTGGATATATAACTATGGCTGGAAAATTAGATTTAGGTTTTAAAGCTATGGGTGGTTCAATTGGTGGTGTTGTAAAGGGTACTGGGCAAGTACTTAAAAATTTATTAAAAATGACTGCCGGTGGTGTTGTTAAAGGTTTAAAATCCGTTGGAGGTGCTATTGCTAATAGTGGTATTGGTAAAAAGGTAGGAGGATTAGGTAAGAAATTATTTTCAGGTGTTGGTGGTAAAGCAACTGAAGCTGCCACTAAGAAAGTTGGTGGTGCTGGAATCGGTGGTACGATGAAAGGAATGGGAGCTGGGATGAAAGGATTAGCAAAAGGTGTTAGTGCATTTGCTTCCCCACAAGCCCTATTAGGATTAGCAGCAGTAACTGGTGCAATTATTGGTATTGGATTTGCTCTCAAATTGGCAGCACCGGGTATCAAAGCATTTGGTGAAGCTATTGGTAATATTGTAGTATCAATAGGTACTGCTGTGGCAAAAGTATTTGGTGGATTGGGTGATTTCTTTGGTAAAGTAGCAGAAGTAGCAACTCCAGAATTAGCATTAACGATATTAGGATTAGCTAGTGGATTTTTTGCATTAACCGCATCTTTAGCAACCTTCGCTGTAGCTGGTTTAGCTGCAGTTCCTGCAATGATGGCTGTTTCCGCATTTGGAGCCGCAAGTTCCTTATTAGGCTTAGGTGGTGAAGGCGGTGGTGGTGAAAGTTCACCAAAATGGGTAGAAGAATTAAAAGAAGCATTTAAAGAAACAAAAGATGTTTATATGGATTCTACAAAAGTTACGGCAGTTGTAATTAGTAAAGCTAGAGAATTGGGAAGTAACTCATACGCAATATAATATATTATGCCAACATTAGAAGAATTATTTAAAAGTAAACAATTACCATCTCAAAATGGTAAAACAGCCGAAGAAGCATATGCTATTCGAAATTCGAAAGATATTCGTATTTCAGCAGCTGACCCTTTTGTAAATACTGTTGGTATGTCTTTAGCTAGATTAGCTAGAAAAAACTTAGGTGTTAGAGGAAGTGAAACACTTTTGGAAGAAGAAGTAACAGGAGCTAGAATTATCAGAACGGCATCAATGCCATTTATATATGGTACTGAGTTACCAAGATTAACTCTTAGAAGTACTACACTTTTGGATACTATGAGAGCAAATACTGGTGGTGATAATGGTGGAGGTGGTGTTTTAGGTAATTTGATATCTGGTGCACGTGATAAAGTACTTAATAGTAAATTTTTAGGAATACCACAAACAATTATACCTACAAAAGTAGCTACTAATAGTACAATCAAAGAAAATTTAAAAGGTGAAATTCAAAAAAATTATTTAGATACTTTAGAAAAAGTAAGAACCGATGGTGCAGGGAAACCTTTAGGTCAATTTTTAAAAGGACTTGGTGGTGGTAATGTAAAAGACATTGGTAAACAAGCAATAGGTAGTGCTATATCATTAGGAAAAGATAAATTAAGAGAAAAATTATTTGGAGGAGATGGTGTAACTGGATTCAATGCAGCATCAATTACAGGTCTTACAAATACAACAATAAATTATGGTAATAAAAATGATGGACTAGGATTTTTTGGTATTCAACCAGCAGATAACAATGGTATAATAGATGTTAATGGTTTAATGTATGAAAAAACACTTAATTTACCTAGAAAATTTGGAACTAGAATATCAAAACAAACATCACCATCATCGATTGTCATTTCCGATAAAGAATTATTCACCGATATAAGTGATGAAGGTGGAATGGGTGGAAGATTTTCAAAAGCTTTAAAAGATTTAAATTATCCAGAAAATATATTATTTAGTTCAAATCCTGATAGAGAAGGTAAAACATTTTCAACTAAAATTAGTAAACCTATATCAAAAGATGATTTTATAGAAAAGAAAAGAGGTATGGCTCAACTTGGCGATACTGTTAATAGTACAAATGTATTTGAAGGTGAAACTCTTACATTGGGTGATGGTACAACATTAGATGAAAAAGATTTTGTACCATTGAAATTTACTTCAGTAGAAAGAAACGAAACTGTACAATTTAGAGCAACTATTACTGGATTAAATGAAACTTTTTCTCCAACTTGGGATTCTCATAAATTTATAGGTTCACCATTCAGTAATTACACATATAGTGGAATAGAGAGAAGTGTAACTTTTAATTTTAAAGTTTATTCATTAAACGCATTAGAACATAAAATTGGATGGGATAAAATTAACTTTTTAAATTCATTAGTATTTCCACAAGGATATTATAGTTCATCGGCGGTAAAACCACCATTTATTAAATTAACGATTGGGGATTTGTATAAAGGTCAATTTGCATTTATAGAATCACTTACACATAATTGGGAAGATTTATATCCTTGGAATGTGAGTGATAAAGAACAATCGGTAATATCAAATGTAGCTGGAATGGTAACTGGAAATACCAACAATGATATAGATATGAAAGGGTATCGATTGCCAATGATTACTGATGTTGGTATTACTGTTAAATTTTTGTTGGGTAGAAACAATACATCAAGTAGAAAATTTTATTCATTTAATCCACAAACTAACTAAGGAATGGCTAGTAGATACGAAAATAATGGTAGTAAAAAACTAAATGATGGGAGGTTGGTATATCGTTCAAAGATATATCCAGAGATTCCATTAAGAGATGATGATATTTATGTAGCATCCGAAACTGGTGATAGGTTGGATACACTTGCTTATCAATATTATGAAGATGCATCTTTATGGTGGATAATTGCAGCTGCAAATAATATACACAATGCTCCATTTGGTCTGAAAGATGGTACAATTTTAAGAATACCACAAAACTATATTGAGATATTAGTAAATTTTAGTGAATAATAGTTATGGGAACATTTCCAACTTTTTCAAATATTGCGGGATATGCTACGAAAACTTTAGAAAATAGAGTTAAGGGTGGTGTATATGATATATCCAAACTAAATGCTTGGATACGAATAACTTCAGCTGTTAGTGATAAAACAACAGATAATCCAGCTGGAACTTATGGTGATGGTTTGACCATAGTATCTAATCCAAACTTTAAATTATTTGGAGCTGCTGGTGGTTCTGTATATGGTTCTACTTCTCAAAGTGGTACAATTGGTACTAATTGGGATGGTAAAGCAGTAAATCCATCAACAGGTAAAGGATATAGACCAAATCCAATAGTAGAAAATATTGAAATTGATGAGGGGGCAGGTAATCTCAGTAGAAAAGCTAATTTTACAATAAAGTGTTTTTCCAAAGAACAATTAAATTTGGTAACTAGATATTTTCAAGAACCCGGCTTTACTATTTTTTTAGAATGGGGTTGGAATACGGCCAACTCTATGAAGGGATTGGCTACAACAAAGAAATTAGATGCGGATACTATTTCTAATTTTCAAAATTTTAAAAACCTTACCAAATTAAGAAAACTTAGTAGTGGTGAATATGATAATTATTTAGGATTTATAACGGGTGGTGGTATTTCATCAGATGGTAGTACATGGACAGTTGAAGTGAGATGTACGGGATTTACAGAACTTCCTGCTTATTTAGTAAATGGTGATAATGCTGGTAAAAAAGATGGAGAAAAGCCAACACCAGCACCTGATTACAAAAATTTATCAGTTCAAACTGATTTAAATATAAAAAGATGGCAATTTGCATTTAATGCATTACCATCAAATAGAAAAACACCTGAAATAAAAGCTTTAGGTGAAGGTGGTGTGGACGGTACAAAAGATGATTCTCTTAGAGAAATACCAATAGCACATGCGGTTAATTACATTAACTTTGATGAGGCAGTTGCTAATGTTTTAAACAAAAAAGCAGATGGTAATTGGTTTAGTAGAGGTTCGGGTGGTGCACAACAAGACGGACAATCGGCAAAAATACCAGCTGGAACGGAAATTTTTGGACCTGAAAAATTTATTCGTTTTGGTACTCTTATGAAAATTTTTAATCAAATGATTATGAAGGGATTAAAAATTGGTAAAAAAACAGTATCAATGTCAATTTATTCGGATACAACTATTTGTACTGCTTATCCACGAATATTTAGTGGAGATAAGAGTAAATTATTTATACCAAACCCAAGAACTCCTAAATTTGATTTTATAAGCGCTCAAAAAAGTAAAGAAGAATTAAATGCACTCCCACCGGGTGGTGATGATTTTGAAACAGATTGTTCTGTATCATTTGGTGGTGAAAAAATACAATTTCCTTTTGAAAAAGGTATTATAGGAAGTTCAGTTGAAATAGGACCAGAAAACATTAAATATCTTAGTTACAAAGATGATTTTATTAAAAATGAAGAATGTATAGATAAAGACCAAGGTTTTTGGGGATTGTTGGATGATTTGTATGTTAATTTTGACTTTGCTGCAAGTATTATGAAAACAAGTAACTTTGTAGTAAAAGATGCATTATACCAAATTTTAAATGGAATGTCATCAGCTGTAAATGATTTATGGAATTTTCAGATAGTGGAAACTACATTGGAAAATCCAAAAACATTGGATGATGGTACAGTAATGGAAGTAGGTGATATTATACTTTCAATAAAAGATTTAAACTTTACATATAAACCAACTACAACACCATATAAATTTGAGATGGAGGGGGTTAAATCAATATTTAAAGAATCTTCGTTAAGTATGGATATGGGTGGTAGTAAGATGGCTCATATCGTAGGTAAAAGACTTAGTGCTCAAATAAACGATGATACTCAACCTGTTTTAGGTAAAATATTTGCAGATGATTTAAGTGATTTGGTTTTAAATTCTATAAACGCAAAAAAAGAAGTAATTAATTCAGGAGGAGATGGTACTGGTGATGTTGAAGAAACTGATGAGGAATTAATAGAACAAGCCTATTTATCATTTTTAGGAAAATTAGGTATGTATCCAAAAGTAAATGTAGAGCGTTCAAGTACACAAGTAAAACAAAGTGATATACAAAAAGCGGGTAATACTTTATTTAGCACAAAATTTGATATAAACGAATTTGCATATGTTGCTAGTTATGATGATGCTGAATTACAAAAACTTGCAAAAGCAGACTTAAATTCTCTTCCTAAAGATAAAAAAGTATCTGTTTTATTACCAATTACTTTTACATTTGTAATACATGGTGTAAGTGGTATTAAAAGAGGTGATAGATTTGTTGTAAATGGGATTCCTGAAAAATATCAAAAGCAAGGATTTTTTCAAGTATTAGGTGTAAAGCACACAATTCAAGAGATGCAATGGGTTACAGAAGTTATAGGTGGATATAGAAACTTTAATTATTAATATTATGGATACTGAAAGATATAATCAAATATTAAAATTACCAAGCGAATATTCAAACAATACGATAGAGGCATTTATACCAACTCCTAAAAAAGTAGATTATGATAGGGGTTATATAGAACGATATTTTGTTCAAAAATCAAATGATACATCGGCTCATATATTTGAGGTATCTTCTGATAATATTAATCAATTTTTAAGTAATCCATTTTACTCAACAATTAAATTAGATTGGAGATTGATTGGAGACCCAATAGATATAAAAAATTCAAACTCAACATCGATTAGAATTGCCTCCGAAACTATTCCTAAAATTCAACTATACTTACCCAACCTTTTACAATTTCATCAAAAATAATTTGGATATTTAAAATAATTTTCTTATATTTGTGAGATGATTGTAGTAGAGTCTAACAAAGAGAAGGAAGAATTTATCAAAAGGTGGGAATCTGAACCATCTATTATAGTTCCTGTTTGGTGTGATTTAGAAAAACACCCAATGAACAATGAACTTGCGTTTTTGTTCGTTATGATGGGAAAATCCACTTTTATTCTCATATATAATCATATTGATGGAAAATCCCATC